CCTTATACAGGAGTGGCACAATCAAATATGCTTCGGTGGAGATGTCGGGAGTTGCACCCGAGTCTTGATCGCCATACTTCTACCTTCAACGAATACTTTACGATTACTTATGATCCGACCCACCACGTATTTTTGTCGAAATACGAAACGATTAACTATTAAACATTATTGCCAGGGCAATCAATACAACAATCGCGGCCAGGATGACGTGATTAAAATTCATATTATTAACCTACTATTAACCAGATTACAAATATCACACTAAGACTAACAGCCAAGACCACCAGTGCGCTGGTTTGACGTTGGTTTTGTTCTGTGGTGCAAAGTTTTTTCCAATGTTTATTCATTATTCCAACCAATCTTTAATAGAGATTAAAAGATAAATTATGACAGCCGAAACGAGAGCGAATGCTAATATACCCATTGTTTAATTATAACCTTTTACGTGTTTGCCGTCAATCAAAGGATTACCTTTTGCATGAGCCTCTTGAAACTTGTTGCGATCTCGCTCTTTGGGCAACGGACCACAACCCAAGCGGCCCCACTCTTTTTCAGAGTAAAAAAACTTATCAACGGGTTTTTTATTCTGTTCCATGTTTGAGTATTTAGTATAACATTATGATCAATAGTTGTCAAGAAATTTTTGTAGATTACCATAAAGATTAACCAACATGGCTTCTTTACTACCAAAAAATATCACACTAACGGGTACACCTTTTTTAATTACAATATAATATGGTAATTCCAATTGTCGATCCAAGGCAATTATCGTGCGTAGATTAAATTCATGTGCATCTGGAATACAAAACTCATATTGTGCAAGGTCAAGATAGTCAACAAATGTCATGTAACCTGTGATAGTTAATCTGAGACCTCCGGTACTGCGCAAGTTATACCACCAGGTGCTGAATGCCGATTCCAGACTTATACGTTGCTCTTCTGGCAACAGTGCTACAAGTTCTTGAGTAAGTTTCTTTTTGTTACGCACATTAGGGATATACCTGATCACCAGATTTCAATAAAACAACTGTGAACTTATCGGTCTTAAATTGTGTGTTAAGTTTCCGGGCCAAGTTCTTAGCATGCCCGGGATTTGAGAATGAAACTTTTTTATATTTGGGTCCTGGATATTGGACCAGCATGTTTGATGTTTTTAAATTAATAGGCTGTTTATCATAGAACACAGCCCATACACCTTCACTTGCCAAAACCTGTTCGGTTTTGTAAGTAGTTTTGTTGGTGTGTTCAATTAATACGTTGGGTTTTGGGCGGCTCATAGCATTATATTCCTATATGTTATTTATCTAGAAATATAGGTATATTTAGAATGATCCTCCATCTACTTGCACCGTTATTACCTCTTCTGCGGCGGGTTTGCTGGTCTGCTCACGCAAATCATACAGTTCTAATAGCAGTCTGGTGATATCAGCATGCATGTCTTTGGCCTCAGCCAGGGTCATGACAAAATCTCGCGAGCCGCGGGCTTCGTGTCCCCGCACCCGATCAACAAATTTTTGTAGATGCAAAGTCATGATTGTTAGCTTCCTCTTGGGTATAAAACGGTCCTTGGTAAGGATAGCGTTGTAAGGTGATTAGCTTAGGAGCCAAGACTGCTTTCCATTTTCGACCTTTCTTTATATTATACCAACCTGCGGCAAACCATGACTTACTTTTGTTGGTTTTAGTGTACACCGGCAATTGTTGTGCAACATTCCACATGGGATTGTATACTCGACCCGCTACAGCGTAACCGTAGATCTGATCTATGTTTGTTTTGGGTTTGACAATTTTGGCCACTGGTTCAAATTCAATATTTGCATTTCGAGCCGCCAATTTAATTGTTTTAAACTGTGCAATCTGATTATTGATCTTGACTTGGTATCCACCAGCACAAGCTTCAATGTTGCCGACCTTACGATCGTTTTCTTTTAAAATCCAATACTGCTTATCTACTATTGGTAGTGCTATTAGTGTCATCTAAAACTCCTTTGTATGTTTCATTCATCCAGCGTCCAAAGCTGTCAGCTGATTCACTGCATTTGTTCAATTCATACTTGCCGCAGAATTGCATAAATCTTACACCAACCTGACCAACATCTTTGTGACTAATCTGTTCACGAATGCAAGCATCTACTACCGCTTTAATTTCTTCGGGTTGGGCTGTTAGATCGATCAATGCACGATTACGTTCATAATCATCTAAGACACGATGCTCAACACCGTCTGGGTCGCTCCATCTTTGCAACATAAGGTTGTTCCAAGCGTAACCTTTTTTATCCTTGTCAGAAAATGCTTCTTGTAAGCCGACTTTGTTTTTGGTACCCTTCGTCCGAACACCGGGGAATGCCGAGAACACATTATCACTTGAGTCGCCGCGCATACACTTCTCGAAGAGAAGCCACTGCGGATCAGGAATAGTCTTAGGCTCTTTGCTTTTCTTGTCGATAACTGGTTTACCTTTGGCATCGAAGATTCCTTCTATAGTGTGTAATTCGTCGGTAATGCCGTTGTATTGTTTAACATTTTCTGCAAGTAACTGGACAAAGTCCGTATCACTTGAAATTACTACATGTTCGTCTTGGGGGTGTAATGCGATCCAGCGAGCTATGATATCGTCACCTTCTGCGGTAGGACAACGTAATACGCTACAGTTGGTCCTCTCACTCAAGTATTTAGTCAAATTATCATATGTTTCCCAGAACATCTTATCTTCTTCTTGTTCTGCTTCTGTGAGTGCAGCACGGGCCACTGCACGGTTGGCTTTATAGGGTTTATAATAGTCTTTGCGCCAACTGCGCCCTTCTAGGGCAAAAACCACGTGATCTGCTTCAAATCTACGGGCCATTTTGTTAGCGGCCATTAGTGTAACGTGTAAGGCAAATCCTACCTTTTCCCAGGTATCGCCAGCGCGAAATGCTCCATGTCTGGCACGAAAGAATAAATTAGCTGTGTCTATAAGAACATATTTCATACTATCAGTATAGCAGAAACTGTGTATATTGTCAAATGAATTTGTTTTTGATAATGTAATCGAGTATAAAGCGATGAAAGGCAGAGTGTCCATCTCTACCAAAATGCCATGAATCGGGCATGACTGTGTCTATGCCTTTTGAACGAATTACAGCATTGTAGGTTTGGGTTGGATCATAAGGTCCAATGTAAGATTTACCCCAGTTTTTTTGGGTTTTAATGGTAGAGAAATCATTATTGCCATTGAAAAATATATGTGGAATTTTTAATTTTTTTAATTCGAGATGAAAATTCCAAATGTCTTCGTGCGCTTGATTGGTTTTTTCCCTCCAATTAACCGAAGCTACAAATTGTTTATATTTTTCTTCTAGTCCCACGTGAACACCATCGGTTCCGCTGGCACCAATTTGATAATACTTATCTTCATAGAGCCACTCTTCACGTTCCCAAGTTGACCATTGTATAATGACCAATTGATCAGGATGATTGGCACCGCCACCTGATAACCATTCGCGAGTGGTTCGCATGATACGAGCATTACTACTGGCGCTTTCTGCATCACAGCGGAATCCTGCTTTAAGTGTAAGACTCAGTAGTTTGCCCCAGCTGGCCACAAGATTTTCTGGATGTGGTGCACGACCTAGATAAAATAATGCAGGATCGTCTTCGGCAAAGGCATGTGGGTTAACCGCTTCGGCAGCAGCTGTATGACTGTCACCGTTGACATATAACATCATGATACTTCGGAACGACCATCGCCAATATTGCGTGTCTTGACCACACGGTCACGTTCGGGATTCATAGCTTCGTACTGCTCGTACGTTTCCAAAACCACATTGCGACACACTGCTGTAAACCAACGATCTACTATGTCAGCATCGGTATCTTTGGGATCCTTTTGATAGCCAGCACGAACTAGATTGGCCACAAACTTATCGTTCCAATCCAATTCAAAGGCACCGTTTTGCATGTTTTCAGGATCAACGTCCATGCTAAGAATATTGACATAAGGCTCGCCCTTTTCGTCGGCAATCTCTTTTTCCGTTTTTTGCGGAGCTGTTGGTTGCTCAGCGGCAATGGCCTTTTTCTTTTTAAAGAGGTCAAATATTTTTAGCATGATTTCCTATCGTGTATTACCATAGTGTACTACAGAGATACCCGGCATGTCAACGGGTAACTTGCGCCATGGGTCAACAATTACCGAACCTGGCAAGATTGTACAATAAGGTTGTGTATCTAATTGGTCACCGGTGTACTCATATGTGATCTTACGATTGTGTGCCCATAAAAACACTGCCGGGTGATCTACTGCGGCAACCACTTCTTCTTGACTATCAGCCAAAGGATCAACATAGCTGACAGCATGGCCAGCTTCCTTGACATAGAATCCAACCAAGGTACTGTAACTACCAATACAGTATTCAACATCTGGCTTGTAGGCCTTGCCGTGAATAACAATTGGTAAATTTGTTTTCTTGGCCTGATCAACTAAAAACAGTGCCAAGTTCTTTGCTTGGATTTCTCTAGCATGCATGACTGTGTCAAACAAATCGTAGCCTACTTCATATTCCTCAGCCAACCAACGTAGGGCAATATTATCTCTGGGATGGCAAGCACCTGCATCACCCATACCTGCTGTCATATACTTAGGACCCATGATACGCATTGTTGATTTGGCTAGAGCATCAGTAACAACGTCGACGTTGATGTTGCCAATCTTCATGGCAAAGTCTTGGATCATGTTGACTAGTCCGACCTTGGCACTAATAAATGTGTTGTAGAAAATCTTGATAGCTTCACACTCGTCCCATGTGCCAACTTCGTAGCGTGGATTGTTTTGCATGATAGTTTCGTACAGGTCTTTAAGTTCGCCAGCTACACCAGTTAAACTGCCATCTTCGGTGCCCAACATAATCATCTCAGGATTGACCATGTCCCATTTAACTGAACCCATGGCAATCAAATAAGGATTGTAAACAAACTGATGTTTAGTATCTAACAATGGAATAAACTTTTTACGAGTAGTTCCAGGCAATACAGTACTAATCAACACTACTTTCTTAGGTGTAGTAGCATACCGGTTGACATTGTTGATGGCATCAATCACAGCGTCGTGGCCAAAGTCCTTGGGAGTCATGTGACTTGATGGAACACTTCCGTCGGACCCTTCTGTATGCGGAGTAGGAACAGCAATAA